ATGCGGGCGAGCTTGGCGTCCAGCTCAGCAGTGCCCTTGCCGGATTTGACGGCTTCGATACGCTCGTCGTTGGTCTTTTAGGAGGGGGGGTACCCCCTGAATTGGATAGGAAATAAATCGATGACCGGTTCCCGTGGGCCTCTGCCGAAGCCCCAAGCCCTGAAAGTGCTCGAAGGTAATCCTGGAAAGCGCTCTCTGAATCTGGCTGATGGGATAAATCCGCGTGTCGAAATCCCATCCATCCCCAAGCACTTGGGCCCTGAGGCCCGCAAGGAGTGGAAGCGCATCACCCCCTTGCTGGAAGAGCTTGGCCTGATCAGCGGGCTGGACCGCGCAGCCCTGGCGCTGTACTGCCAGGCAGTGGGCCGCTTGACCGATCTGGAAACCTCCTTCAACTCGAAGGTTGACCTCAAAGTCTCCGAAGGCATGGCCTATGCCGACGCGGTCTATGAGGTGAGCCATTCGATCACCCCCAGTGGCTACGCGCAGCAAAGCGTGCTCGCCCAGCTGCTCAAGTCGCAGCGCGAGCAAGTCAACCGCTACCTGATGCACTTCGGCTTGTCTCCCGCTGCCCGTGGCCGGGTGCAGCCATCCAACTACGTGCAGCCCACCTTGCCAGGCATCGAGCCCGCGCCCAATGCCGCCAACACGCCCACAGGCTTTGCCAAGTTCACCCTGGTAGCAGGCAGATAACATGACTAACCACATCACCCAGGCGCATGACTACATGCGCGGGGTGGTCTCGGGCGTCATTCCTTGCTGCAAGTGGACCCTGCTGGCCGTACAGCGCCAGATCGACGACCTGGCACGCGAGCCCTCAGCCGACTGGCCTTGGGTCTTTGACGAAGGCCGCGCCGTTCGCCCGTGCGACTTCATCAAGCTGCTGCCCCACATCAAAGGCAAGTGGGCACGCGAGCGCGCCTTGATCCAGCTCGGCCCCTGGCAGTCCTTCATCCTCACCACCATCTTCGGATGGGTCCACCGCGACACCGGCCTGCGCCGTTTCCGCGATGTGTACCTGGAGATCCCGCGGAAGAACGCCAAGTCCACCCTGTCCAGCGGTGTCGCCTTGTTCATGCTCACAGCTGATGGCGAGCAGGGCGCCGAGGTCTACAGCGCCGCCACCACCAAAGACCAAGCCCGCATCGTCTTCGATGACGCCAAGCAAATGGCAGAGCGCACGCCCGACATGCGCACCTACCTGGGCGTAGCCATCCTGCAGCACAGCATCACCGTCGCCCACACCGCCAGCAGCTTCAAGCCCCTCGCTTCCGAAGGCAGTACGCTCGACGGCCTCAACGTCCACTTCACCGTGCTGGACGAGCTGCACGCGCACAAGAAGCGCGCTGTGTATGACGTGATCGACACCGCCCGTGGCGCCCGTGAGCAATCCCTGCTGTGGAACATCACCACCGCTGGCACTGACCTCAGCGGCATCTGCTACGAGCGCCGCAGCTACCTCACCAAGGTGCTAGAGCGCGTCATTGAAGACCACTCCACCTTTGGCATCATCTACAGCATCGACGAGGGCGATAACCCCTTTGTCGAAACCAGCTGGGCCAAAGCTAACCCCAATTGGCTCGTCTCCGTGTTACGCGAAGACATGGAAGCCGCCAGCCGCAACGCTGAGAACTCAGAATCCTCCCGCAACAACTTTTTCACCAAGCGCCTCAATGTCTGGGTCAATGGCGAAAGCGCCTGGATGGACATGGTCGCATGGGCCAAATGCGCAGACACGAGCCTCAGCATGAGCGACTTTGCCGGTCAAAAGTGCTGGATCGGCCTGGACCTTGCCCAGAAGAAAGACTTTGCCGCCCTGTGCATCGTCTTTGAGCGCGAAGTCCTTGTTAAAGGCGCTGATGGCGCCTACACGCCCAAGCGCGGCTGGCACGTCTTCAGCAGGCTCTACCTTAACGAACTGGCCGTGCAGGAAAGCGGCAACGCCCACCTCAGCGGCTGGGCCCGCGCCGGGCATGTCGAGGTCACTGACGGCGACATCACCGACTTCGATATCGTCGCAGAGGACTTACGCAAATACTGCCGCCAGTTCGACGTGCAAGAAATCGCCTTCGACCCCGCCCTCAGCATGTACTTCGCGGGCAAGCTCATTGAAGAAGGCCTGCCACTCGTCGAAATCACCCAGCGCGCCATGTTCTTCACGCCACCGCTGATCCAGGTCGAAAACATGGTTCACGAGCAGATCCTAAAGTTCGACGGCAACCCCGTCATGACCTGGATGGTCTCCAACCTGGTGGTCAAGATCAGCAAATTCAACGAGCTGCGTTCCCCCACCAAAGAGCGCCCAGAAAACAAGATCGACGGCCCCATGGCCATGCTCATGGCCCTTGGCCGTGCCCTGGCTGTCCAGCCTATCGAAACCTCATTTTGGGAAACAGCCGAGTGAAATTCCTTGACCGTCTCCTGGGTAGAAAATCCGCGCAACTCACCTACGACCAGGTAGCAAGCCTGATTGATGGTGTTGGTGGTGGTGCCATTGCAGGCTCTCACGTCAACGACAGGACCGCGCTCCAGGTGTCAACCGTGTTGGCTTGCGTCAAAGTCATTGCAGACGGATGTGCGACGCCCAACCTGCACATCTACCGCGAACTTGACGACGGCACCCGGCAAAAAGCCACCAACATCCCAGAATACCGCCTGCTCAGCCGTCGACCTAACGAATGGCAAACATCGTTTGAGTGGCGCCGTCAAATGACCATCCATGCAGCCCTCACGGGTGCAGGTTTGTCCATCAAAGTCAGAGGCGACAACCGCCGCGTGCGCGAGCTGATCCCGGTGAAGCCTGGCAACTGGACCGTGACCAAAACCGCACGCTATGACGTTGTGTACCGCTGCTGGGATGAATTCGGCCACATTGGCGACTTCACCGCAGACGATGTTTTCCTGCTCAACGGTGTGCAATGGGACTGGTCCGCCAGCATGAATGCCGTCATGCTCGCCAGATCAGCCATTGGGCTTGCCATGGCCACCGAAAAAAGCCAGGCAGCCATGCACGAAAACGGCCTGCGCCCAAGCGGCGTGTATTCCGTGGACGGCACTTTATCGCCAGAGCAGCACGAGCGCATGACGATGTGGCTCAAAAAGAAGGGCGGCGCAAGCAAGGCAGGAGACCCCCTTGTGCTTGATCGCAACGCCAAATGGACAGGCTTGTCTGTTAGCGGCGTTGATGCCCAGCATGTCGAGACCCGCCGCCTGCAAATCGAAGAAATCTGCAGGGCTTACGGCGTGTTCCCCATCATGGTGGGGCACTCAGACAAAACCAGCACATTTGCCAGTTCCGAGGCATTCTTTGCCGCCCACGTCAAGCATACCTTGGCGCCGTGGCATCGCGCCTGGACCCAGCGCATAGACGAAATGCTGCTCGATGGCTCCGGCCCACTGTTCGGTGAATTTGATGTGCGCTACCTCATGGCGGGCTCCATGCGAGACCGCGCCCAGTGGGCCAGAACCATGGCCGAAATGGGCATTTACACCCGCAACGAAATCCGCGACGAAGAGGGCAAAGACCCACTTCCAGGCCTAGACGAACCACTTACCCCCATGAACATGGGCAAAACCACCCAAGGAAGCACCGATGCCAATCAAGACCCAACGCCTTGAGCGCAAAGACGGCCCATCCACAGGCCGCGAATTCCGCTCCTACGCCCTGCAAATCAAGGCCGCTGAAGACGGCGCCATTGAAGGCTACGGCAGCGTTTTTGGCGTGCGCGACAACTATGACGACGTCATTGCCAAAGGCGCGTTTTCTGCCAGTCTGGCAGAGCACAAATCCAAGGGCACCATGCCCGCCATGCTGTGGCAGCACAGCTCAGACCACCCCATTGGCATCTGGACCGAAATGGTCGAAGACGCCAAAGGCCTGCGCATCAAAGGTCAACTTGCCCTGGAGACCGTCAAAGGAAAAGAGGCTCATGCGCTGCTAAAGCTCGGGGCACTCAACGGCCTGTCAATCGGCTTCATGTCCAAGCAGTGGGCCTACGACCGAGACACAGAAGTCCGCACGCTCACAGAAATCGACCTGTGGGAGGTCTCCCTCGTCACATTCCCTGCCAACGAAAAAGCCAGGGTTACCAATGTCAAGTCGTCAGACGAACTGGCGACCCCAAAAGATGCTGAAAGACTCCTGCGTGATGCCGGATTCAGCAAGTCTGACGCGACGGCCCTGGTGTCTCGCGTCATGCGGATGGGAGAAACGCGGAGTGACTCTGCAGGTTCTGCCGCCGTGGCCATCAAGGCAGCCAATCGGCTGCTGCATTCCCTCACATCCACCTGAAAGACCACCATCATGAAGAAAACTGCACTTTTCGCAGCCATGGCGCTGCATATGGCTGCATTTACAGCCAAAGCCTCTGCTACCAACATCTGGGAGCAGCGCGACGAACCCACCATCAAATCTGTAGCCGACGCGCTGGACAAAATCGCCACCGCATTCGACCAGTACAAAAAGACCAACGACGAGCGTATCGAAGCCGTCAAATCCGGCAAGGGCACTGCTGAGCTGGACGCCAAGCTCGCCCGCATGGACGAGTACATCAACTCCCTGAGCGAAGTAAAAACAAAGCTCGAAAAGATGGAAACCAAGCTTTCCCGTCCAGGCGCTTTGGGTGGCGGCGGTGAGCAGCGCGAAAGCGCTGAATCCGTTGAATACAGAAATGCGTTCCTGGACTGGGTCCGTGCTCCAGCTGATGGCGAACGCCAGCAGCGCGCTGCAGCTGCGCAAAAAGCTCTCGAAGCCAAGGCCAAGGCAGACGCCGCCGCCACTGGCCGGGAAGTCCGCTCCACTCAAACCGTTACCTCTACCGGCAGCGCTGGCGGCTTCGCCTTGCCCGAGCAAATCGAGCGTCAAATCGCCCGCTTGTCTGTGGACATGTCGCCAATCCGCCAGATCTCCACAGTTCGCCTGGTCGGTACCACCGACTACAAAGAACTGTTCGACGTCAATGGCGCTGGTTTTGAGTGGGTGGGTGAAACCGACACCCGCAGCCAGACCAACACGCCAGACCTGGCAGAAGTCGCGCCCACGTTCGGCATGGCCAGCGCCAAGCCGCAAGCGTCTGAAGAGTCGCTCGATGACCTGTTCTTCGATGTGGAAGCCTGGCTCATTGACTCTGCTGCAGAAGCCATGGCCCAAGGTGAGGGCGCCGCCTTCGTAGCTGGCAACGGCACCAAAAAGCCCACCGGTTTCCTGGCAGGCCCAACACCTGTGGCCACGGCAGATGCAAGCCGCGCATTTGGCACGCTGCAATACATCGCCTCTGGCGAGGCCGCCGCCCTGCCAACAAGTATCGATGTGTTCTTCGACCTGGTGTACGGCCTGCGTGCTCGCTACCGCAACAATGCCCAGTGGGTTACCAACAAGCTGGTCCTTGCCGCCCTGCGCAAGTACAAAGACAGCACGGGTCAGTACCTGTGGCAGCCAGCCCTCACGGCAGGCCAGCCCAGCACGTTCCTGGGTTACGGCATCACCGAGGCAGAAGACACGCCAGCCGTTGCTGCCAACGCATTCCCCTTGGCATTTGGTGACTTCAAAGAAGGCTACCTCATCGCTGATCGCGTAGGCACACGCATCACCCGTGACGAAATCACCACCCCAGGTTTCGTCAAGTTCTACGTGCGCAAGCGCGTAGGCGGCAAGTTGCGCAACACCCAGGCCATCAAGCTGCTCAAGATCGCCGCGTCTTGATCTGATTGACGTTAATTCATCACCCAAAGGCCCCACCAGTTGGGGCCTTTTTTTTGGAGCATCACATGCCAAAGCTGAAAGTACTCAAGCCATTTTCGTGGGCTCATCGCAATGTCGATGTCAAGTCGTATGAAAAAGGTGAATCCATTGAGACAGACGACAAAGACCTGATCAAGGTAGCCGTTGAAGAAGGGTGGGCTAAGGCGGATAAATCCGCTGAAGCAGCTCCAGCACAACAGTCTGAAGCCGCGCCTGAGAACAAAGACGCCAACCACGCGCCAGAAACCGCTTAATTACCCAACCCCAAGCCATGGCCCTCAAGCTCCTAACCCCACCCACAGCCAGCGTCCTCACGCTGGCCGAGGCCAAGGTCCACCTGCGTGAAGACCTTGTTGACGCTGGCAATGATGCCCTCATCACCGCCATCGTCAGCGCCGCCACGCAAGATGCCGAGCACCTCATGGGCCGTGCCATTCTTCCCCAGACCTGGCAGCTCACGCTGGATGCTTTCCCCAGCGTCATCGATCTGCCACGTCCCACCGTCACCGATGTGGCCAGCGTCAAGTATGTCGATGCCACCGGCACGCTCACCACGCTCAACCCCAGCCAGTACCAGCCCTGCCTGGCCAGCGACATCGCCGCCAGCATCGTGCCTGCCTACGGCTGCAGCTGGCCCGCTGTGCGCAGCCAGCCCGAGAGCGTGCAAGTCACCTTCACTGCGGGCTGGGCCACTCCTGCCGACGTGCCCGAGCTGGTCAAAGCCTGGATCAAGCTGCGCATCGGCGCGCTGTACGAAACCCGCCAGGCCTGGACCATGGGCCAGCGCGAAGCCATCCAGCCCAACCCGTTCATCGACTTTTTGCTAGACCGCCACCGCGTCTGGAGCTGCTGACACCATGGACATCTCCAGCCTCAACCGCCGCATCGCCATCCAGCGCCCCGGCACCACCCAAGACAGCATCGGCCAGCCCATTGCCGCCTGGACTGATGTGGACCATGTCTGGGCCAGCATCCGCATGCAAACCGGCCTTGGCAGCATCCGAGCTGGTGCAGACGCCTCCACCATCCCCGTCAGCATCCGCGTGCGTTACCGCACCGATCTGGACGCCTCCATGCGCATCGTCCACGGTGCCACCGTCTACGCAGTCAAAGCCGTCATGCCCGACGAGGTAGACCACGACTACACCGACATGGTTTGTGAGGTCGCCCAATGAGCAGCTTCTCCATGTCCGTCGATCTGCGCAGCCTCGAATCCGCCATCCAGGGCATGCAAACCAAAGTGCAGGCGTCTGCACGCCCCGCCGCGCAAGCTGCAGCCCAGGTGCTGTATGAGCATGCCCGCCAAAACGCCGCCGCCTTGGGCCGCGTCACCGGCAAGCTGCAATCAGCCATCTACCAGGCCTACAGCAAAGACCACAGCCGCCCAGGCGTTGCCACCTACCACGTCAGCTGGAACCACCGCAAAGCCCCGCACGGCCACCTCGTCGAGTTCGGCCACATCCAGCGCTACAAGGTCTACCTGGGCAAAGACGGCAAGTGGCACACCAACAAAAAGGCCCCCATCCCGCCGCGCCACATCGCCGCCAAGCCCTTCCTGCGCCCCGCGTGGGACCATATCGACCGCGCCATGGCCGCTGCCCAGGCCAAATTGCACGAGGCCATGGCATGACCCTAGAAGCCAAGCTCTTCGCCCTGCTGTCCCCCTTGGTGGCTGGCCGCGTGTTCCCTGATGTTGCCCCGTTTGATACAGCTCGACCCTACATCATCTGGCAGCAAATCGGCGGCAAGGCCACCAACTATGTGGACGACACCGTCCCAGATACCGAAAACGCCGCCATCCAGCTCACCACCTGGCACGATACCCGCGCCAGCGCCAAAGCCATGGCCCTGCAAATCGAATCCACCCTAATCACCGCCGCAACCCTCCAGGCCCGCCCCATGTCCGCCAGCGTGGCAGAGCATGAGCCCGACCTCAACCGCTACGGCGCAAGACAAGACTTTGACATCACCGCCAGCCGCACAGGCTAGCCAAAAACCATTTTTGTAAATCAGGCCGCAAGGCCACCCAGCAAGCCGCACCGGGCAACCAGTGCGGCTTTTTTCATGCCCGAGAGGGCGCTTTTTTTACTACCACTGAAAGGCCCACACCATGGCTCGCGTCCCCACCGGCAGTACCAACTGGATTGCCACCACCATCGCTGCGGCGAAAACCACCACCATCGTCACCAACGCCGCCGAGGCCGTTGTCACCAGCGTTGCCCACGGCTACAGCAATGGCGACGTCGTCATCGTAGGCTCAGGCTGGGGCCGTCTGCACAACCGTGCGTTCCGCATCAAGTCCATCACCACCGACACCTTTGTCCTCGAAGGTGCTGACACCGCAAACACCACGCTCTACAGCCCAGGCACCGGCATTGGCAATGTGCGCAAGGTCACCGCCTTCACGCAAATCACCACCGTCATGGCGCCCAGCAGCTCCGGTGGCGAGCCCAAAACAGTCCCCTACAAGTACCTGGAGGACGAGAACGAATACACGCTCAACGACGGCTTCAGCCCCGTGCAGCGCGCCTTCAATCTCGATGCCGACAGCATCGGCACTGCTGGCTACACCGCGCTCAAGACCTTCACCGACTCCGGCGCCGACACCATCATCCGCACCAACGCCAAGAGCGGCGCAGTCACCTACCTGGTGGCCACCGTCGCCCTGAACGAGGAAGAAATCATCTCCGAAGGCCAGATCGTGCAAGTCAAGTGCGCCGTCAGTGGCCGCTCGCGCTCCACCCGTTACGCCTCCTAAGGCAACCCATCACCACCAGGCACCGACCCGGCTCATGTCGCTCTTCGCGGGGCGCATGGGCTGGGCACGGGCATTTTTAACCACCCCCGCGAAAGACCCACATGGCCAAAATCAAACTCGGCTCAGCAGCCAAGAACTTCCCCGTCACCATCAAGGTGCCCATGCTCGACGGCACCGAAGGCGCTGTCAAAGTCAGCTACATCTACCGCACCCGCACCGACTTTGGTGAGTTCATTGATGGCCTGATGAACGCCGCTGGCCTCAAGCCCGCCAGCACCGACGACGCCGACATCAAAGCCACCCTGGCCCAGGCCATGGAGCGCACCATTGAAAACAACGCCGACTACATCTGCAGCGTGATCGACGGCTGGGATCTGGATGTCGAATTCTCCCGCCAAGCGGTAGAGCAGCTGTGCAACGAATTCCCCGGCGCTGCCATCGCCATCATGGAGCGCTACCGCGTCGCCATCACCGAAGGCCGCCTGGGAAACTAAAAGCCGCCGCCCGTGAACTGCACGAACCCATGCCCACGCTCGCAGAGATGCGGGCCCAAGGCTTCGAGCCAGAAGACTACGAGGACGAAGACGACTTCGATGTCTGGCCCGAAAACTGGCCCATCTTCCAGGTGTTCTGTGCCGTTCGCACCCAGTGGCGCAGCGGTGGCAATGGCGGCGCCACTGGCCTCGACTACGCCACCGTCTACCCGCTACTGGAGCGCAAAGGCTTCACCGGCCAAGCCTTTTTTGATGCCCTCGACGACATCCAAACCATGGAATTCGCCGCCCTCGAAGTCCTCAACCGCAAACGCAAACGCAGTTAGCCACCCATGAGCACCGAAGACCGAAAAATCCAGCTTGGCGTCAGCGTAGACACCACCGAGGCAGAGCAAGGCTTTGCCAAAATCTCTGCCGGTGGCCGCAACATGGCCCAGCAAGTCGGCCAGGCAGGCCAGCAAGCCGCCCACGGCATCGACGCCATCGGCACCGCAGCAGAAGGCCCCGCCGCCAAGGTAGACCGCGCCACCAGCCGCATCGTCGCCAGCATCCAGCGCGCCACCGCCGCTGCCGAGTCCGCTGGCAAATCCGGCAGCGCCTTTTACGAGAGCCTGGCCAACCAGCGCGGCGCCAATCTCGATGTCCTCAAGCCCTACCTGGCCCAGCTCGACGCCGTCACCCAAAAGCAGATGGACGCCAAAATCGCCATGGCCCAGGGCACGGCAAGCCTCAACAGCATGGGCATGTCCGCCCAGGCCACCGCCGCTGCCATGCGCAACGTGCCCGCGCAGTTCACCGACATCGTCACCAGCCTGCAAGCGGGCCAAGCCCCCATGACCGTGCTGCTCCAGCAAGGCGGCCAGCTCAAAGACATGTTTGGTGGCATCGGCAACGCATCCAAAGCCCTCGGCTCGTATGTGGTCGGCCTCATCAACCCCTTCACCCTGCTCGCAGCCGGTGTGGGCGCTGTGGGCTATGCCTACTACAAAGGCAGCCAGGAGTCCGACGCCTACAACAAGGCCCTCATCCTCAGCGGCAACATCGCAGGCACCACCAGCGGCCAGCTGGGCGCCATGGCCGCCAGCATCAGCAAAGTCACCGGCACACAAAGCGCCGCAGCCGCCGCCCTGGCAGAAATGGCCCAAGCCAGCGGGGTAGGGCGCGACAACCTCGAATCCTTCACCCGCGCCGCCATCAAGTTCGAGAGCACCACCGGCACCGCCGTCAGCGAGACGGTCAAGCAATTCAACGAGCTGGCCAAGTCGCCCCTGGACGCCTCCCTCAAGCTCAACGACACCTACAACTACCTCACCGCCAGCGTCTACCGCCAGATCAAGGCGCTTGATGAGCAAGGCAAAACCACCGAGGCCGCCAACCTCGCCCAAAAGGCATTTGCCGACACGCTGGACACCCGTTCTGCCCAAATGGTGGGCCAGATTGGCACCATTGAAGCTGCGTGGAAGGGGGTATGGAACGTCATCAAAGGTGCTGGCGACACCATGCTGAACATCGGGCGTGTTCAAACGCCCGCCATGCAGCTTGCCGAGGTTGGTGGGCAGATTGCCGCAGCGCGAGGCCAGGATAAGAATCGCCCGTTCTCCATGCCATGGGACACGAGCCTGACAGACTTGCTTGCAAAGCAAGCCAACCTGCAGGAGATGATCCGGCTGGAGCAACGCGGCGCTGAAGCGGCCTCAGAGCGCGCCAAGCAAACCGCTGCAGCTGCCGAATGGGACAAAACCGGCACCAAATACCTCAGCGACAAAGTCAAGCTAGAGCAAGACATTGCCAGCGCCCGCAACCTGGGCGTGGCCGCTGGCGAGTCCCAAGCCAAGATCGAAGAGCGCATCAAGGCCATCCGCGAGAGCTATGCCAAAAAAGGCGGTGGCGCCAAAGGCAAAGAGGGCGACCCCTTCGCTGCCGACCGCGAATACGCCAAAGAGTACGCCAAGGCCTGGGAAGACTTCACCAAAATCGGCGCCGCAGCAGCAGGCAAAACCGACGAACTCAGCAAGGCCCAAGAGCGGCTGGTGGAGTACCTCAAATCCCCCGCCTACGCCAACCACAGCGCCGCCATGCGCGAAATCGTTTTGCAGTCGGCCTATGGCGCCATCGCATCCGAGCAACTCGCCGCCGAAAAGAAAAAAGAAGCCGCCGCCATGAAGGAGTCGGCAGACGCCGCTTACGCCAATTCCGACGCCATCTACAAAACCATGGCGTCCACCGAGGACAAGCTGCGCACCCAGATCCAAGAGAACGAAACCATCGGCATGACGGCCGTGCAAATCGCCCAGCTCGTCACCGCCCGAGACCTCGAAGCCGCAGCCGCCCTCGACGCCAAGGCCGCCATCTATGAGCAGGCCAACGCCCGCGAGGAAGACATCGACAACATCAAACGCACCGCCGATGCCCTGCGCAAGCTCGCCGCTGCCAGGGTAGAAGGCGCCGTCAAAAAGCAAGAGCAGGCCGACTGGATGAGCTTTTTCACCAGCATCGACAACGCCGCCCACCAGGTCTGGACCAACGTGCTGCAAGGCGGGCAAGACATCTGGAGCAAGCTGCGCAACACCGCCAAAACGATGTTCTTCGACTGGCTGTACCAGATGACGCTGAAAAAATGGATTTTCAGCATCGGTGCCACCGTCAGCGGCTCCGGCGCCATGGCCCAAGCGGCGGGCGGTGAGGGTGGCGGCTTGGGTGGCGCCATCAGCGCGGGCAAAAGCATTTACAACGCCGTCACCGGCCCCGGCAATTGGTTCAGCGACTTTGGCGGCAACCTGGCTGGCTCCGTGTCTGACTTTGGCACCACCTTGGTAGACAAAGGCTTCACCACCTTTGGCACCCAACTCGAATCCTTTGGCCTCAACCTCGGCAGCGTGTCGGGCTCCATCAACACCTTTGCCGATGGCCTGGGCTATGTCAACTCCATCATGCTCGCCAGCAAGGGGCAGTGGGGCGCCGCTGCAGGCTCGGCCATCGGCACCTACTTTGGCGGCCCCATCGGCGCTGCCATCGGCACCAAAATCGGCTCCTGGGTGGACAAACTCACCGGCAACACGGGCACCAGGCCGAGCATTGAGGGTGGATACGCATCCGCAGGCACCGTGGGCAGCGCCAACGGCAAAACCTATGTCGATGGCGTGTACGGCGGCAAGCTCGACGGCGCCGCCCAAACCATTGTGAGCGACATCGGCGCTTACTACACCGGCATTGTCAAATCCGCGCACAAGTCAGCAGGCAACCTCACCGCCCAAAGCTTCATTGGCATGGATGGCAATGGCGGCTCCAAAGGCAGCCAAAACGCCCTGGGGCTTGATGCGCAGCTCAACGGCAAATGGCTCTACAACCGCTGGACTGCCAATGGTGGCAGCCTAGGCGCTGGCACCACCGATGGCGAGATGTCCGACGCCGTCAAGCTCAGCTCCAGCCAAGTCGTTATCGAGGCCTTAAAAGCCACCGACATGGGCCCAGCGCTCAACGCCTACCTGGCCACTGTCACCACGCAAGGCAAAACCTTGGCCCAGGTCACCGCCGTGCTGGGCGATGTCACCAACTTCACCGCATTCAGCAATGCCGTCAAGTCCCTGCCGTTCGACTACCTCAAAACCGCATCGGTAGAAGCCTCCAAGGCCCTCATTGCTGCAGCGGGCGGGCTGGATAAGCTGGGCGAAGACATCGGCACTTACTTCGAACTCTTTGGCACCGAGGCCGAGAAAAAAGCCGCCCTGGTCGGCAACCTCTCCAGCAGCTTTGCCGACCTCGGCATCACCATGCCCCAAACCACCGGCAGCATGCGCGAGTGGTACAAGAGCGAAGTCGCCCGCCTGGGCGCCATGGACTTGTCTGTCGAGGCCAATGCCAAGGCCTACGACAGCATCCTCAAGCTAGCAGGCGGGGTCGATCAGCTCACCAAGGCCGAAGAGCAAGCCGCCGCCACCAAAAAGTCTTGGCAAGACCAGCTTGATCTGCTCACCGGCAAGACCACGCAGGACGACATCAACCTCGCCCGCGACCTGGCCAGCACCTCAGACGAGAGCACCAAGGCCATCATCCGCCAAATCTATGCCGAGCGTGCCCGCCAAAAGGCCCTGTCAGACTCCACCGCCGCGCTCGAAAAAGCCAAGGCCGACGCCCTCAACGCGGCCAAATCCGCGTTTGACCGCGCCGTCAGCGCCGAGCGCACCCGCCTGGATGGCCTGGTTGATCTTCGCGCCACCGCGCTGCAAAGCATCCAGGGCGTGTTTGACCTGCTCGTCACCTCCACCCGCGATCTGTATGCCCAAGTCAACAGCACCGCCGCCATGGGCGCTGCCGAGGGCAGGGCCTACATCACCACCGCCCTGGCCCTGTCCAAGGCAGGCGGCACCGTGCCAGACCAGGCAACACTCTCCACCGCCATTGCGGCCGCCAAATCGGGGCTGGACTCCGCCCAGTACACCAGCCAGTTCGAGGCAGACCGCCAGCGCCTCATCATGGCGGGCGAGCTGTCCCAGCTCCAGGCCAGCACAGGCGTGCAGCTCACCGTGGCCGAGCAGCAGCTACAGGCCGCCAAAGACCAAGTCACCGAGCTGGAAAAGTCCGTCAAATACGTTCAAGACCTCATCGACGCCACCAACGGGGTAGACACCTCCGTCAAAAGCGTGGGCACCGCCATTGCCGACCTGGTCAAGCTCCTTACCCCATCCGTGGCGCCAGACACTGGCCGAAGCACCGGCACCGCCAGCAAAGCCAGCACAGGCAGCCCCTTTGTCACCGGCGCCGGGGGCGAAGGCGGCACCAATGCCTACGGCTACGGCAGCGGCTACGTGCTCGGCAACAGCGTCAACGGCAAAACCCAGCCCTTCGATCTGCAGGCCTACTACGAGGCCAATGCCAACGACCCGGCCGCACTCAAGGCCAAGTTTGACGCCCTGGGCATCACCAACGGCGAGGCCGCCACCGCCTTCGGCATCGATCAGCAGTATGTGGACGAATACTTCCGCCGCGCAGGCATTCCCCGCCTGGCCGTGGGCACCAATTACGTCCCGCAAGACATGCTCGCCGTCATTCACCAGGGCGAGGCCGTGGTCCCCCGTGCCTACAACCCCGCCTTGGCCGCGCCAGCGGCAAGCGCCACCAATGCCGCGCTGATGGAGGCCGTGCGCAGCATGGCAGCCGAGCTGGCCGAGATCAAAGCCAACACCGCCAACACCGCCGACAGCACCAGCCGCAGCACCAAAGTGTGGGAGGGCGCTGCCCAAGGCAGTTTGGCCATCACCACCACCACATCATGATCGTCATCCCCCCCATCCCCATCACCCCGGCCATGCTCACCAGCAGCACCGTGCCTTACCCCGACACCGCCAGGGGCGAGGTAGCCTGGGCCACCGGCGCCTTTGCCGTGGACGACGAGCGCGTGCACGCCAACAAGCTTTGGTCTTGCGTGCAGGCGCATGCGGGCCGCACCGCCACGCCCGATGCCGATGCCGCCTATTGGCTCTTCAAGCGCTACGCCAACAAGTTCGCCATGTTCGACACCCTGCGCAGCACCCCCACGGTGGCAACGTCTCCACTCACCGTGGTCATCGCGCCGGGCGAGCGGGTGGACGCCATCGCCCTCACCAAAATGCAGGCTCACCAGGCCAGCATCACCATCGACCAGGGCGCCACCCGCATCTACAGCGAATCCATCAACCTGGTAGACCGCCCCACCCGCAGCTGGTACGACTACTTTTTCCGCAAAATCACCCTGCGCGAGAACGAGATCCGCTTTAACCTGCCCCCCGTGTCCAACGGCGTCATCACCGTCACGCTCACGCACCCCACGGCAGACGTGCAAATCGGCAACCTCGACATCGGCATGCAAGAGTACATCGGCCGCGTGCAGTTTGCCCCCACCGACGACGCCGACAACTACTCCAAGATCACCCGCAGCCCCATAGACGGCAGCGCCACGCTCACCCCCAGCGTCAGCGTGCCCAAAACCAGCCAGACCATTCTGGTGGACAAGGCAGACGTGCCCCGCATCCGCAGGCTGCGCGACCGCCTCAACGCCGTGCGCGCCATCTGGTGCGGCCTGGACGAAAAAAGCACCAGCCCCTACTTTCAGTCCCTGCTCATCAGCGGCATCTACCGCCGCATGCCCATCAACCTCAAGCACCTCAATCACGCCGAAATCTCCCTCGAACTGGAGGAAATCTGACCATGCCCATCACCACCATATTGCCACCACCGCCCAGCATGGCGGACCCGGCCAACTTTGACAGCCGTGCCGACGCCTTCCTGCCCCAGCTCACCCCATGGCAAGCCGAGGCCAATGCGCTGGAGGTCAACGTCAACGCCAAAGAGGCCAGCGCCACCGCAGCCGCTGCAGCAGCCAGCGCCAGCGCCAGCTTGACCGCCTTCAAGGGCAATTGGTCTGCACTCACCGGCGCGCTCGCCATGCCAGCCAGCGTGCTGCACAACGGCAAATTCTGGGCACTGTTGGCCCCCCTGGCCGATGTCACCGCCGCCGTGCCAGGCAGCAGCGCCAGCTGGGCCGCCATCAAGCTCAGCGCCACCATCGTCCGCGAGATCACCACCGCCAGCGCCACGCTGGCAGCGGGCGACCACGCGGTGCTCGAATACGCCGGCGCCATTGCCATCACCCTGCCCACGTCCCCGGTGACAGATGACTACATCTACATCGACCCGGAGAACGGCCGCACCGACAACACCATTGACCCTGGCGCCTACCCCATCGGCGGCATCAGCGGCGTCTTCACCACCTCACCCGCCATCGGTTTTGGCCTCAAATTCATTTCGCCCGCCAAGGGCTGGAGGATTGCTTAAATGACTACCCCCATCGGCGCCGTGCTTGGCGGCCCCCGCAAGGTCACCGCCTTGCTCAACAACCCCGCCCAAACGCAATACCTCTATGCGGTGCCCAGCATGCTGGGCTGCATCTCTGCCGCTGTTGGCGCGCTCTCCGCCAACACCCTCAAAACCGCCCTGTCCATCACCGGGCGCGGCAAGATCAACTGGCTTGCCGTCACCGAGGGCATTGCCAGCGGCACCCCCACCAACCGCATCAAGATCACGCTGGACGGCGTCGTCATCTTCGACAAGAGCGGCACCAGCGGCAACGGCTACGGCATGTGTGCCATCGGCACAGCCGCCGCGCAAACCAGCGGCGACTGGATGCTCACCCTGCAGCCCATCACCTTCGACGCCTCCTTCCTGGTCGAGGTCTCCAGCTCCAGCGCCAGCAGCGTGCAAACCCTGCACTACCACGGAGAAACCAACGCATGACCACCATCACCACCCACATCGGCGGCGCCACCATCACCGTGCCAAATGCCGAGCTGGCCCCGTTCGTGCCGCCACCCCAAACCCGCATCACCGCCGTGGCCTTCAAACGCCGCTTTACGTCAACCGAGCGCATTGCCATCCGCGCCGCAGCCCAGTCCAATGCGCAGGTGTACGACTACATGGACCTGCTCAACAGCGGCCTGGCCGTGCACGTCACCGATGCCGACGTCATCGCAGGCCTGCAGGCGTTGGAGGCTGCAGGCGTCATCGCAGCAGGCCGCGCCGCGCAGATCCTCAGCGCCCCCATCCAGGCCGAAGAGGCCCCGGCCTGAACCTCACAAACCCTTTAGCTCCAGGAGTAAACCATGCCCGCAAATAATCGCTTTTCCAGCCATGCAGATTCCAAGATCAGTGGCGCCGTCGATCTCATTGCCATCACCCCAAGCGACGCCACAGACCTGACAGAGGTGGTGCGCGACATCCGCGTCGGCGCCGTTGGGGGTGATGTCGTTGTTGTCACATCGGCTGGAACCACTGTTACCTTTCCGGCAACCATGCCAGGCGAGCGCCTTGGCCCTTTTGCAGTGACGCGAGTCAAAGCCACGGGCACAGCTGCGACCGGCCTCGTGGGGTACGTCTAAATGCTGGCAGGTCACAGCATGGCGCTAACCCGCCGAAATGCAGGCCTCAGTCTGGTGGCGCGCGCCATAGCCATCCTGCGTAAATACGGCACAGACGCTCACGTCAATCGATTTGGCATTGGCACAGTAAGCGGCCTGACGGCGGGCAACTATCTTGATTCAGCTGGCACAACTAGCGCGAGCGTGGATAACCCTGTGGGTTTGTCGCTGGATGCTTTGCAGGCTATGACGCTTGGGAGTGAGTTGCTGTCTGGTAATTGGCAAAACGGATACACGACGTCATTCGATACTTTTACAAGTACAAGCCCAACATCATTCTCTGGGACTAATGCATCAACAGAGTCTGTGAGGGTTAAAGCACCAGCCTCATTTGTTGCAGGTATAACGTATCAAGTCACTCTTGGTGGTTCGCTTACTAACGCAACCATCGCATCGTCTTGGGTATCTAATTCTATTTATGGCGGGGTGCAGGATATTGGGCTTACAAGCATAGGCCAGCAGGTTATCTTTAAAGCAGCATCAACG